ATTTCCACCCAAAAAAGAAAGTAGGGTAGACTTATCTTCAATTAGATTAATCATACCCTACTAATATACTAAAAATATTTTGATTTACAAAATTTATTCTCCCCAATGCTTTTCACGTAATTCGTAAATATCAATTGGTTCTCTTTTCATTTGATTACCTGGATTGAAATATGCACCTTTCTTTAAATAACCACCTAAGAAGTTTCTTCTCATTCTTGTTGTATCTTTATTAGGGTCAGAACCATGTACAACATGTGAATGTAAAAGTGCAACTTGTCCTTTTTTCAAATAACCTTCTACTTTGCGGAAATCATGTCCTTCTGGCATTACACAACTAATTCCTCTCTCACTTCTCCAATTTGGAGTATTTGTTGCCTTTCTTTCTTCGTTATCTTCCATTGGTAAAACAGGTAATCTATGTGAACCTTCATAATTCCAAACAGAACCATTTTCAGGGTCATGATTATCTAATGCTAATGCTGTGTTTACAATTTCGTTGTGGCCACATCCTGTATAAAATGCATTTTGATGTTGGTCTCTTCCTAATTCACCCTTTGGTTTGAAATATGCCCATGTTTGCATTCCAACCACATCTCCTTCCATTAGAAATTCCATTGCTTCAATCATTTTAGGATGTGCAAATAATTTTTCTAATTTTGGTGATAATTTGTGTGGATACATGAATGGTTCATATTCTTGCCATTTTTCGGGCTCAGATGTATTACGTTCCAAACGTAATCTATTCAATTCTTCGTTGATTTCATCAACTTCCGTTTCGGTAAGTAATTCCAATACCGTCCAACCTTTATATCTCCAATCAAATGTCATTTGTTGGATTTCCTCGTTGGTAAGATGTTTAAATTTTGACATAACTTTATTTTATTTATAATTAAATATACGATTTTATTTTTATTTTACCAAATTAAAATATGATTGTTATCAATTTTTATGAAATTGTAATAAATTTGGTAAATACAATCCAACGTTTTTTAGAAAAAATGATGCTCTGTTTATAGCTGCTTGATTTGAGTTTTTAACACCCTTATCATCTATTTCACCATCATTCTTATATGTAGTATTTAATGGGCCTTTGATTCTCCATTTTACCTCTATAACTTTCCAATGTGGATTTTCTTTATACAATTCATATGTTTTTAAATCTATTTCAAAAACATGAGCATTTGAGTCATTTGCTTTTTGAATAAAATATCTCATTATAAACCCCAAACTATAATCATCATTGGTTGGTGATGGAACTATTGTATTTGGAAATTTAATATCAAATAAATTTAAATTATTTACAACATCTTTATACATAAAATTTAAGATTTATATTTGTAAACCCAATCGGCTTCAATTGTTGTTAACCAACCATTTTGATTATCCATAGTATGTTGTATGTTATTTATTCTAAACTCACCAATTTTATTTCGCATTTCTGGAACACCATCAGTTGTAAATGTTTCACCAATATTAAATCCGGATAATCCATCTAATTTAAAAGTTATACTAATATTTGTTAAAACTTGTGTATCCGTATTAAAATAACTCTTATCATTTATTAACTTTGTATACAAATAATTTGTATTTGTAACAACCAATGTTTGAATACTTTTTTTATCGTTTGGATTTAATTTGAAATTAATTAAATTATCACTTTCAGAAGTTGTATAATCTACATCATATGGTGTAGAATTATCATCATTTGATTCATATTTTGAAAATGAACCAGTTGGTGGTAATAATTTATCATATTGAATTTGATTAATACTATATAGTCCATCGACTGTTGTGTGGTTTGAATATGAACTTAAACCATATATTCTATCTCTAAATTCAATTGATGATGGTGCAACTGAATCGGTTCCAAATCTATTTTGTGCAACAAATGCGTTTGCATTTTGTATAGCAATTGCAGCTGCATTAGAATCCATATTAAAAGTAAAATCAAAATCTCTTACAATTGAATTTATACTTAATGGATTAAATCTATAATCCAATCTAGCAGGGTCTTTTTCCGTTGGGGTTTTGTTTAATTCTGAAAATAATTTAAAATCAATAATAGTTGCCGAACTATTTTCGTATAGATTACCATATCCCAATTTAAATATACCAAAACTTCTATCATTAATTAATTCTAAAATTTGTTCTAAAAAATCTATTCTACTATACGATTGATACCAAGCAGTAATTACTCTATTATAATCTATAAAAATATTTAATGCGTTTCCAATAACATATGGGTCTTTTAAATTTATTTTTTCATTACCAGATGGATGTTGGAATTCAACTTCTTCATTTACTATTATAGATTTACCATTTATGGATGCATCCACTAAATTTTTTGTATCAGTAGTTAAAATTCCTTTTTCTGTAACACCATATTTTGGAAAACTTTTATTTGGAAACAATACGGCACCATCTTGTGCGGTAATAAATTTATGGATTTTTATAGGTACTATTTCGTCATATTTACCACCACCAATTTTAAAAATTTTAGTATTTCCTGAATTTGGTAGATTTAATTTAAAATCTGGATTCGTAGAACCCTTAGTAAGTAAATTATTTAATATTTGTGTTAATATAAATTTTAATGAAATATATGGTGTTGACGAAACAACTACATCTTCCGTTGAATTATTTATTTTAGTAAAATTAAAAAATTCATTTTTCCAGTCATTTTCATTTAATTTTAATAAAGCCTCCAAATCCATACCAGGCATATCATTTGCTATATTATACATTATTTCTTGAAACAATGTTGGTTCTTTTTCTTTTTGAATTCTCAAAACACCAAATCCTGTGTTAATAGTTAATGGCATTTGATAATTTATTTCGTTACCTTGAATATATGTTGCCATTACAGAAAATGTTCCGTCTATATTTATTTTATAATTGTAATCAAATAATATTCCTGCAAATCTATCATAACTACCTTTTGATTTTCTACAATCATTTAAATATTCTGCAAATTCTGTACCGGTTGGTATTTGATATTTTAAAAAATCTTTTCTAAATTTATCATAATCCGATTTTGTAGCTAATAAATTATTATTTGTTATTTCATTTATATAAGAATTATCACCAAATTCTATAAGAACATGCATTCCCATTTGTAGGAAAAATTGTTCTACTAATTCTAATTGATGTAAAGAAAAACATCTGATGTTTACCATAGCCATTTTTCTGGTCATTGCAGTTCCATCAGCTTTTATATCCAAGCTTTCTATTATTACAGGAGATATTTTTCTACCAGATTCACTTTCACATTCTATTATATTCCCATCAAAATCATAACCAACTATTGTCTTTCCAATATTATAATTTATTTTAGGGTCAGTATGATTTGTAATAATACATCCTTTATATTTTGGTTTTGAATCAGGTTTGGTTAAAATTTCACCAACTTGTTTCATTATCTCCTCTTTGGACATACCAGGTTTTGATTGAACAATTTTTGCAGCGGAGGACATAATAATAAAAGGCATTTTTAAATTACTTTTATTTATATTTGCTTGCCTTTCTTTTAAAACATCAATTATCCAAGTTTTTAAAGGAAATCTATAATTCATATAACTTATTTGTTTATTTTTTCCAAATCAGATACTATCTTTGATATATTTCCAGGTATTCTTAATTGTGTTCCAGGTTCTATGTGAAGTGATGCATCATTTAAATTATTTGCAACAGAAATTGCCCACCACAAATTTTTATCACCATAATATTTGTTTGCCAATATATCCAATCTATCTCCGGATGTACTGATTATGTATATATCATTATCCGTTGCTTTTATTTTTGGGTATATTGTACTTTCCAAATATTTTCTTTTGGTTTCGTTTGTCGTTAATGTTTTACTATATGAATATCTACTTGCCATTATTTTTGTTCCATATTTTTAAGAGAGCGTGCGTCTGTCCATTTTTCAATATCAGTTCTTTTATCTTCTTTTTCATTACCATTTGGTTCCGTCATATCATCTAATCTATATGTAATAGTTTTACCATCTTTTGCAATATCAGATGTTTCAATTATTTTCATATCCACACTAACATTAACTACTGTTGGATAAACTATGCTTTTATCATCTTTAAAATCAGGATTGGTACTTGCCCAAGAAATACTTTGTGGTACACCAATACTTACATTTGATATCAATACATTTAAATTTTTATAGTAATCACCTAAACTAAATTGTAGTATATTTGGTGAAAAAACTAATGGACTATTTTTTTCATTACCCAATTGAACAGATGCTAACTTTTTATCAGGAAATCCAAATCCTCTTAATATATTTAATTTATTTTTTATTACAGATTGTTGTGTTGTGTTTAACCAATATACATTAAATGAAATTTTTAAATCTCTACTTACACCCAAATATCTATAATTTTTAAATGGAGAACCAACATATTTAAATTCATTCCAATCAGAATTTATTGTTTCGGATATTTCTCCTGTAAACGATGCCGGTAAAATTAATCTATTATTATCTTCTGATTTAAATGATATATAAGTTACTCCTGTTTTTGCATGTTTACTTATAAGTGTATTATATTCATCATTACTAAAAATTTGTTTTTCTAATACATCATTTCTCATATTATCAAAAGAAGTTAATCCCATTTCACTTCTTTTTTTCATTTTATCCGTGTAATATGAAAATTCCATTCCCATAAGGCCTTCGGTTACTAATTCTATTTGTTTCATATATTCCGATGAAACTAATTTATTATCATATTGAAGTGCAATAACTTCCGTTGGTGGTTTTCGTTTTTTTCTGTTACCAGTTAAGAGTCTATTTACACCTTTTCTTAATGCATCACTTGCAAGTTGTTGTGTTTTACCAATTGCATTATTAGCTAAATCTTTTGCATTAGGAGGGCCTTTTAATAATCCTGTTAGGAAGTTATCCTTCATTGGAGCTTTGGAAATAAAATAATCGGTATCTTCTTCCACTGCATATTTTAATGATGTGTGGTCACCATTTACGGGTTGAGTTCCTTTTGAAACAGGTGATGCAGTTTTACTTTCAAAAATTGTATCGGATGGTCTGTTTGCCGAACCTCCTAAAAGATTACCCAAATTTAATCCAAATCCTCCCTTTTTATTTTCATCATTATACCTTGCACCTCTAACTGCCGCCGTTCTAGCTATATCAATAGTACCGGCACTTTCTATTCTTAATAAATCTGTCCCATATACTCTTGGAAGATTTCTTGTAAGTTGTAATAAAGGTCTATTTCTATTTAATTCCGAATTAAGAATATTTTCCTGCTTTGCAGGTTTTTCTACAAAAGGAACTTGATAATCTTTATCTAAAAATAAATCTTTAAGAGATTTTGCCATTTATATTTACTATTTTAGTATAAATATTTAATTTAATTATTTACCTATACCAACCCAAACTTTGTTTTAAAGTTGTTTCTTTCTTTTGGCCTCTACTGTTTAATTGATGTTTTACTAAAGAGTTAGATATATCTTTTCCATCCATAATCATTTGAACTACTGCAGGTGTTGCTTGATATCCAGCCATCTCCGCTACCAATAATTCAATATTTTTCATCACAGTCAACATTTGAGTACCTTCATCTAATGCGGTTTGTACTTGCTGTTGTTGTTTTACTTGTTCTACTTTTTTAGCTGGTTGGCCAACTCCTGTCATTGCATCTGCCGCTTTACCACCCAAAAAATATCCCAGTCCACCACCTATTAAAGCACCTGCAGGTACAGTTGCCCAAGCAAATGGGCCACCCGCTGCACCCAATTGTGCACCATAAGCTGCACCTGCCCATCCAGCTGCTGCGGACGTACCTACCCCAGCTGCTATTTGTGTTGTAGATTGTCCTTCGTTATATCTACCATATGCATCTAATCCAGCACCTAATACTCCTAATCCTTTTCCTGCAACATTTGCAAATTTGGAATATTTTGCAAGTTTGGATGCATCTTTAAATGCTTTTGCTTCTGCTGCTGATACAATTTGTCCTTTTGCATTTCTAACTAATTGATTTGCTCCCGTGCCCGTAACTTTATATCCTGCAAAATTACCTCCAATTCCAGCTCCAGTTCCTGCAGTAGCCGATTTTGCTCCTCCTGCAGCTGTAGCGGTTACTGCTTTTCCGGCCATTTTATTAAGTAATAAACCACCTGCAGCTGCTCCAAGACCTGTTACAATTGCTTCCATTATACTTTGTAACCTACTAGATGCAACCGATAATGCATCTAAACTTGTAACCGCATTTCTATATGCAGGGTTTTCATTTAAACCAACGGCCAAAGCCTTTGCAAATTCAGCATCAACAACTGCTTTTGTAACAGTTATTTTTGCTTCTGCAATCATACTTGCCTTTTCTGCACCCGATACTCTCTTTAAAAAGGCTTTATTTTCAGCATCCATTGTTCCAGCAAGTCCCATAGATTTTCCACCTTCTGCACGAGCTTGGAATTCATCTATTCCCATTCCAAATATTTGTTGGAATTGTGCAGCTGCTAATGGGCCTGCCTTTCTTACGGATTCTAATACACCAGATTGTTTTATATTTGCAAATGCCTCACCATATTTTCCTTGGTATGCAAGTGATTGTGCAACTGAAAAATCCACAGGTCTATTAAGCATATTACTTAATGATATTTGTGCCTGTAAACTTTGTTTATAATTTAAAATACTTCCTGTAATACCTTCTGCAAATTTAGGAAGATTACCTCCCATTTGTCTAAGTGCAATTGCTTGTTGTTGAAATGATTTTGCATTTTGTATATTATAACTTAACATCTTTCCAGATGCTTCGGCCATATCTTGTAAAATAACTGCTGGGTTTAATTTTGCAATATCTGCCATTTTAGCAGATGTATAGACCATATTTAAAGCGGTTTTTCCGGAAGAACCATCTATTCTTCTAAATGCTGCCATTATATCTCCAATAGATTGAGTACTTATTCCCATCTGTTTTGAAAATACTGCCGCTTGTGAACCCAATGTTGTTCCAAAAAAGTTCACATTTGCTCCGGATGCAATGTCTGTTATTGCACTTGCAACAGATTCGGCACCCACACCTGCTAATTGCATTTGTGATGCATTATATCCTACACTACCAATTCCTCTACCAAAAAATGCAGTTTTTGCAGCTTTGCTAAATTCAACATTTAAAGATTGCATTTTAAAGTCAAATTCTTTAGCAGCTTCTGCTGCATAATACATTCCTTTACCATACTTTTTAGATAAAGGGCCACCGAATAATTTTGCATCTCTGTTAAATTTAGCCTGTGCTATATTAACATCTTCTTGTCTTGCCGCTAATTGTGGTGCATATTTATTTGCTAATGTATAATATGCTTTAGAGAGACCAGGTATATATTCTCTCATTGCCAGAGCAAAACTAGTAACACCGGCTCCGATTGCTGCACCTGCTAGAGTACGTGACAATTTGGCACCAGATTTATTACCTGTTTGTTCTTTAACCCTTGCCTCTAAAAGTTGATTAAGTCCTTCTCCTCCAGGAAGGCCACTTAATGCCGCACCCGTTACTACACTATTTGCTTTTTGATTTTCTTCAAATTTTAATAATTGTTCGTATCTTTGAGATGCTTCACCACTTAGACCTTGAGCTTTTCCCATTTCTCTCAAAGCTTTCTTCATTCCACCTAATCCCTTTCCACTATCATTAATTTTATCTAAGATTTCTTCCCAATTATCACTTAATTCGGCAACATACTGATTATATTTCTTTTGATTTATTGTTCCTCTACTAACTTGTTTATTTAATTTATCAAAAGAAGATGGCATATTTTTAAGATAGTCCGATGCTTCTATTAATGCATCTCGTTGGTCTTCTTCTAAGTTTACATTTTTCTTTAAGAATTTACCAACTCCACCAGTAGCTGCTTTGATTGCATCTACGTTTTTATTTATTCGTTTGGTTTCATCGGATTGTTCACCATATTGTCTTGTAATACTTCTTTGAAATGCGTTTAAGTCTGAGAAATTATCTGATAAATCATCTACTGCTTTTGCCTGTGTTTCTAATGCTTTTGCAGCTTTTTCGGTTTCTTTTGTTAAACTCTTTAATTCCTTTTCAGCTTGTTTTATAGAAGCTATTATTTCCTTATGAGTATCGTATTGTTCTCTTAGAGTTTTTAGTTGTTTTAATACTACTTGTTGTGCTTTGCCAGGTACATCTGCAAGTTCTTTTGCTTGCCTATTTAAACTTTGATATTGGGCATCAATTTGTTTAAGACTATTTATATAATCTTGTAATTCTTGTTTATTTCCGAAATTCGGTGTTTCGTTTGCCATTAGTATTTCTTCTTAAGCACTTTTTGGATATCTTTTGTATCAATACCTTGTTTGCCCAATGTGTGTTTCATTTGACGTAAAGAAGTGTTTATCGAATTATCCCACTTTTGATACATTGCACCTAATTGTGGGTCTCTTTTTTTCATATTTTTAATAAAGTCTTGTTGTGTATTTCTATCCTTTGCTTTTAAATACAAATCAAAAACTTTATCAAACATCGATAATTCTACTAATCTTTTTTTGGGCATAATAATACTTTATGTATAAATATTACTTTCTAATAGTTTTTGCCGGTGTAGATTTACCTTTTGATGCTTTATTTACTTTTTCGTAACTTTCTTTTTCAATATCTTTTGCTTTAAGTAATTGTGTAAAATAAAATTCTCTCAATTTTGTAGGCATAAAATATGCATCATTCCAACTGAATCCACCATTAGAATGATAAATCATTTGAAATATTTTTTCATGTAATACTACTGAATAATTAATCGGCAGGGTAAAAAAAGTCAACCCCGAATGGGATACTAAGTGCCTCCGTCTCACCGGTTGATGGGTATGTGTAGTTAAATGTAAAATTTAAATCAGGAGTAAGTTCATTCATATATTTTCTCAAAGCCTTAGAATCTCTTGCTAATAATTTATTAGTAACGAAATCTGCAATTACCGATAAATCTCTACTACCATTAACTTCGGTAATGATTTTTCTATATCTTGCCGTAATTTCCGCACTATATTGCGAAACCTTACTTATTGCTTCTATATCTTTATTAATTGCCAATTCATCACCATGTGTAAGTAATTTAAACTTAATGGGTGTATTTGATTGTGGCAAAACAAACTCATATTCGTTATTTCTATTCAATTTTGATTCATCTAGTTCTTTGATTTCTATTTTAGATAAATCAACATTTACTTCCACTTCTTCTCCGGTATATTTATCAGTAACGGTAATTGGATAATCTGCACCAAATGCCAAAACTCTGGATGCTACTAATATTGCACTCTTATCACCTACCAATATATCATCAATTTTAACTCCGGGTTCAACTACAACGGATTCCAATAATTTATCAATATGAATTCCTTTTCTAATTAAATTTGAAGAAGTTAAAATATCTTCTTCTTTTGCAGTCATTAATTTGATTGTAAGTTCACCTTTTGATAATGGATGTCCTTCTGGATAACACAATCCTTTGGATGGTAAACTAATTACTTCCGTAGGAAATGGATATGATTTTTGTGATTGTTGTGGTTGAGGCCCTAAACCTCTTGAAAATTGTGGGTCTAAATTTTGCTCCATAGTATAACTTTGTTGTTTATTATATATATCTTATTTATAAAAAAATAAAAAAGGGGAAACATTTCTGCTTCCCCTTCTTTTTATATCTTTTATTTCGATTAGTATTCTAAAATAGCTTGGTCGAATGTTAAAGTTAATTCAATTGAAACAGGGTCAGTTGCGTTACTCCAATCCATTTCACCAAAGTTAGCTTGAGAGATAAATGCTCCCTCCAAAGTCCATTGTTCTACTTTATCACCAACTGGTCCTAAAGCGTAGAAAGTAATGTTCTTTTTGTAAAATGCTGCATATCCATCTCTACCTGTAATAGACTCATGTGATAATCTAATCCAATCCATTACCGCTTGTGCACCTGATGGTACAATTGGGTCATATAATGTTACTGTGATATCATCCCAGTTTGATTTACCTTTAATCTTTCTTTTCACATTGATATGGTCTAATTCTACGATTTCAGATGTGAATGTAGGTCTAGCTGCTGTTTTTACCATATACGCTGGGATATTAGTTCCAGTAAATTCCATGTAGAATCTATTGGCTAATTTCGGTTCCCATTGTTTGTAAAAAATTTCGTTGTATGTTAAAACGTTTGGCATTTTATTCTATTTGTTTATTTATTTTATATAAATATTTGTTTTTTAAATTTATCCTTCAAAAGCTGCACCAGTTGGTAAAATGTTGAAATCAATTTGAATGAATTCAGCAGTTTTAGTTGGTTGTAAGTAAATAGCTCCTTTCATAATGTTTCTATCAACTACATCTGGTGTATTATTACTTTCATCCATTACAACTCTAAAAGCGTATAAACCTTGGTTTTGTTGAATACCTGTTAAGTAAGGATTAACAATGTTTAAAAATGCTTGTCTTGTAGTAGATGTATTTTGTTCAAATACTAAGTATCTTGAAGTAGATGCGATGTATTTTCTAACAGATAATAACAATCTTCTTACATTGATTCTATCTAATGCAGATGGTTTATCTTGTAAAGTTTTTTGTCCGAATACTACTGGATTTGCAACACCTGGGAATATTACAATTGGATTTACTTTATTTTCGTATAAATCATCTTTTTCAGACTGAGTTAATCTATTCAATACACTAACTGCTCCAATCAATCCACCTCTATTTAAACCTGCTGGTGCGAACCATTCTGCTGCTACTCTATCGTTTGCTGCGAATACACCTGGAAGTAATACTGATGGTGGAACTGTAATCAATTTGTTTGTATTAACATCAACTGTCTTAATCCATGGATAGTAAACAGCGACCATATTTGAATCTACTGCTTGAGCTTGTGATATTGTTAAGTCTAAAGATGTTCCGGCATTACCGGCATCTCCAATAAAGAATGCGTCGTTTCTTTGTTCAACCATATCCAAAATTGAAGTCCAAACTGAAATGTGGTCGTATCTATTAACATGTGGTGCAACTACCATATTGATATCATATTCGTCAGCGTTTGATAATGCTGCAATATGTTTTCCGTATGCTAATTTACCTGCTGCTGTAGATGGTTCAATATCTGCTGCGTTTGTATTTGGTGCGTATCCGTCAAATCCTTCTTGGAATGCTACTACAAATTGTCTTTTTGCAACATCTGCCGATGTTTGAGTTAATGCGTTTAATGTTAATCCACAAATAGTATCTAATGAGAATATAGCGTTTGCTCCGTTTCCTGCACTTACAGGAATTGGTTTCATATAAATTTTGTTATCTGCATTATTGTCTAAATCGATACCACTATATTTTGTAGAATCTACTACTGAACCAGTTGTAAATGATACTCTTGGAATATGAGATGCGTATGCTCCTGCGTTTACAAATAATTTGTATGCAGCGTGTCCAAAAGGAACTGCTTGAACCGGTGATTGTGAGTTTAAGTATGAAATTCTAATATATTTTGAATTATTAACCCAATCACCTGCTTCAGTTATTTTACCCAAAGAATTAATACTTCTTTTTCTATCACCAATTACTCTACTAATAAAGTTTGGAGAATTAGGGTCTAAGTTTACGTTTGAATAAGTTTCTAATACTATCTTTTTCTTATCGGTATCATTGAAATCTCTAACTACAACAGTAAATGTACCATAATCAGTTCCGTTTGTAGTACCGGCTGCTTTAACATTTGTAATACCAACTTTTATTTTAGTATTTGATGTGTTACCTGCAGTCAATGTTTCAATTTGAAATAAAGGATATCTGTCACCAGAAATTAATTGAGATTGAATAATTGGTGTCAATGCCTCACATGCTTCACCTGTACCATACGAACCACTAAATGATTGATTTCCTAATACTACAACACTTGCACTTATATTTCCTGCATATGCTGTGGTAGTCCCTGCTCCACTCAAAATACCATCTTCGGATGAAATTGTGTAAGAGCCCGTATTGAAAATAAATCCGTTTCCTTTAAAGAAAGCGTATGAATATGCTGCTTTGGTGCCATATGGGGATGTACCAAATGTAGATTCAATATTATTAGTATCTACTAATTCAAGTGATGCACTATATCCTAAACCGGTACCAGTAAGTGAAAAATCACCACCACCATTTAAATCGGATAAAGCTGCATTTGAAAATCCTAATGCACTACCAGATGTATTAAATAATACTCCTAATGCACCTGATTGTGAACCCGATGCTGCTATTAATAATAAAGGTACTTTTTCAGTATATCCTGTTGCGCCCGCTACTCTACAAATAGTTGCAGTTCCTGCTTCTCTTAAATAATTTTGTACTGCTAAAGGAGTATAATATGTGTCATCTACTACTCCAAATAAATTTTCAAACTCAGCTTGTGAATTTACAATTGTTGGAACTAATGGGCCTTCTTTGAAAGGGCCAATGAATGCTGCACCTATATCAGCTACACCTTGTTGTAAAAATGAAAGGTCGTTTTCTCTAGTAAATACGCCTGGTGATACAATTTTTTCTGCCATGTTATCTTTAATTTATTAAGTTAGTTTTAATCTAATATAAATATAATCTTTTATCTCAAAACAACAATTCTTATTTGTATGTTGGTGAGAAATAATCATATACTTGTCCTACTGATGTTGCGTTTTGTAATGTGTTGTAGAATAATACTGGTCCAATTTGTCCGTTCCAAAATGTTGTTCTTGCACTATTACTACCGATTGTTAAAAAGTTTGTTGACGATGGTGCGGTAAACGCTGCTGCGGTAAATGTTCCTACCGATGTTTTATCTACATAAACTGTTACAGTTCCTGATGGTTGGAATGTTGCCGAAATCATATACCAAACATTTGCTGATAATGAAGTCGTTAATTGTGCACTATTACCCAATGTACTTCCATAGAATTTAACTCTATCTAATGTAGAACTATTTGATGACTCAATTGCTAAACCATAAAATCCTGCGTAGTCAAAAATATGTCTTGATGCAACACCTAATGTTGTTGTAGGTCTTACCCACATATGAATCGTACCGGTATTAGTATTGAATTGTGAAATACCACCATTGATATTTGTAGTAGTATCTTTATACCAGAATTGATTTGTACCATTTCCTGCCCAATATTTTTCTTTTCTAGTCACACCATTATTATAAGATGGATTACCACCTGTAATACCTGCTGCATTTGTAACACCAGCTGGTCTAACACCCGTCCCATATCCACTCAAATCTAACCAATCTGTTGTTGCTGTACCATTTGTTGATGATGCCTTTGATGGGTCAGTATATAATCTTAATCCACTTGCAGGGATTGATGGTTGAGTTGTTGTACCTTTATTGTGTGAAATTAAACCATTTGAAATATATACATCGGCATTTTCCACATTTACAGTTACAATTTCAACATCTGCTTTTACAATTTCAATATTAGTAACTTCCACTTCAGTTTCATCTTGCATTACCAATCTATCTCCAGGTAATATATCACCTACATTCTTAAATTTATATTTTGAAATCTCATTATCCCAAACATATAGAGGGTGAGTTTCAGTTGATTTTATTAAACCATCATTTAAAGAAAAATATCCTTCTGCAAAGTTAAAAGTTAAATCACTAACTGTTACGTTTTGTGCTGAACCTGATAAAGTTTCTGAATGATAAAATCTCCATTCAACTTGGTCACTCTCTGGGTCTTGTGATTCATCGGGTAAACCTGCTGGTACCCAAGATTTAATTTCGTCACCAACATTCAAATCTTCAACATTTACCATTGTACCATTTGCCAATTCTATTTGTGTACCAAATAATAAACAAAAATCTGGTTGGTTAATTGTATTATAAACATCTACTGCGTATAAAATTTTGGTACTTGCAACACCATAGTTACTTGCAGCTAAATTAAAACCATCTGCATATCCCATTGTCAATGTAGATTGTGCTTCGGAATAGTTAGATGCATTAATTGCTGCAGGAGTAATTGGAAAAGTTGGATATGTTCCCAAAGTTGCTGAACCAACTGTAAAGTTTGCATTATTAAAAGAACAAGTAAAGTTATTTGCTTGTGTTGCCACCTTAGTAGCTACAAATGAACCTGATGTTCCAAATGAAAAGAATGCGTTTTCACTTGTACTTTCTACGATATATGTAAAAGTTGGTGGAGTTACTGTTACGGAATCAAATGAAAATCCCTGCATATTTGTGTTGGATGTACCTCCATTTAATCCACCTAAAGAGACAGCACCGGTTCTCACCGAACCACTAACTGCTCTAAATAAATTTCCTAATGATAAATTGGTTCTTGGCATAATATTGTTGTTATATGTTATAAATATTTAAAAGTTTTTGTTTCCACATTTCTTTGTTAGAAAAATTGGTTATCATCCAATTTTTTAATTTATTGAATTCCGTTTTACGGGTTTCATAATCATCTTTACAAATTGTTTCGTATGTTTGTTTAAATGATTCGGCACTATCTGCTTTATATTTGTAATCAAGAGGAACGTGCCATTTTTCATGTAATATTGGTAATTTACCCCAATCCACTGCTTCAAATATTCCATATCCAAATGGTTCATATTCAAAGCAAGAATGAGATATTCCCCAATCAAGTCCATAAAATCTATTTTTGAATTTAAAATCAAATTTATATATTTTCGATTTTTCAAATTTATATCCGTATTTTTGTTTATAATATTTGTTAAATGTTTCTGAATTCGTAGAAATAAAACTCGGTAAACCATCCATATATTCTGGATTTTTTCTACCTTCTGCTCTTGCTGCAAATCCTATATTAAATGAATCTACTAATTCTTTATTTTCTGTAAATTCATAATAATTTGGAATGTGGTATAAATTTTCCGTTTCATATGGAAAATGATACAAACCTACCCAAATTTTATTTTTTATTTTATTAATTAATTCATTTTCATATTCCCAATTACCATACCAATGCAAGTATTCACTCTTTTCCATTTGTGCCATTAAAGACACTTTTGTTAAATTGTGAAAAACAATCGAATCAATTCTTTCTAAATTATTATGAATAGCGGTCGTAGGTGTGTAGTGACCATGAAGTATATGTATTTTTCTAGCACCCTTTAAGATTCTATCAATTTCTGCTTCATTGGTTTCCCAAATATGTTCAATATCAATTGGAAATTCTTCGTAATTAACAGGTTTCTTTCTATGGAAAAGAAGAAGTGGCTTCACCTCTAAGTGTGGTGCCACTTCTTTTATCCATTCAGTTACCCATATATCAGCACCGCTGTTAAACCAAGGTCCTCCAGCGGTGGTGTAGTAAACATCATACATTAAATTATAAACCTTTTGCTTTCTTTAACTCTTCTACCTGAATTGTTAAATTATCTATATTTTGTTGTTGCTCTTTAATACCTTCGATTAATAATGCAACTAATTTGTCATATTTTACTGCTTTGTAACCCGTTTCTCTTGTTGTTACTAATTGTGGTAATACTGCTTCAATTTCTTGTGCAATTACACCGACATCATTTCCTTCAAAACCATGGAACTCTTTCATATCTGATTTCCAATCATAAGTGTTACCACTAATCATTCTGATTTTTTCAATTGCGTTTTCGATTGGAGTAATGTTCTCTTTAAAGTTTTTATCTGATGTAGAAAATGCTACAACATCACCACTTGCGTCAATTCTACCTGCAGTTCCACTTGCTGCCATACCGATTCCTAATGAAGCGTGTTGAACATTTGAAGTAGTTAATAAGTTTTGGTTGATAACTGTACCATATCCAGTTGTTGAACTTAAAGTTACTTGTGATGAACCCGATATTACTGTGTTTGCATCCAATCTTGTTTTAATACCTGTTGACCAGTTTGTAGTTGCAGTTGCATCTACTTGTGATGAACCACTTACTATTCCAGATGGGATAGAAGAAATACTTGCGTATGTAATTTGAGATGAACCACTTACTACTGTTTCTGCATTTAATCTTGTCTTAATTGTTGTATTAATAGAAGATGTAAATGTTTCTAAATTACTAGTTTCAACTTCTAATGCAGTTAATCTTGTAATTGCACTACCACTTGCAGTTGATAATTGGTCTAATCTACTTGTTTGTGTAGTATTAGTTGTATCATTTGAACCAGTATATGTGTTTAATGAACTCAATATACCAATTACTTGTGAAGAACCAGAAACTACTGTATTCGCATCTAATCTATTTTTAATTGTAGTATTAATCGAAGATGTGAAACTTTCTAAATTAGATGTTTCAACTTCTAATGCTGATAATCTAGTTAATGCAGAAGAACTAAATGATTCTAAATTAGCCGTTTCAATCAATAAACTTGCAGTTGTTGTGTTTAAATTAGAAACCGAAGTATTTAAACTTGCAGTTGTTGTATTTAAATTTGTTATTGATACATTTGACGAACCTGTTGCAGCTTCTAATGAAGTTAATGTTGCTAAACTAAGTTCTTTTACAACTGTAGTTCCTGCTACAAACTTAATAGAACCTGTTGAGATATATAAATCTTTCCAAATTTTAGTTGCAGAACCTAAATCAAATGCGTTTGTTGTTTGAGGAATAAGTGAAGAACTTAAAGATGCTACAACATTTACAGTGTCCGATGTTTGGTCACCGATTTGTAGTTGTCCACCTACTGTTAAATTACCACCGATGTTTGCATTTCCGGTAATATCTAATCCGGAACCTGAAATAGCTCCAAAGTTTCCGGTACTTCCTGTACCTGCTGATGATAATACGATGTCACCAGTAGCACCACCGACTACTAATGTTCCCAATGTGGTATTCACATATGGTTCTCCGAATGCTAATGACCCGGATTGTTGGGCGGTACTACCGCGTCTAAATTTAAGTCCCATTTTAGTTTACTCTTTTTTTTAGTTAAAGTATAATAAATTCATTATACCATTATAAATATCTATTTGTTTTCCAATTCCTTTACTTTTGCAGATAATTCTTTTATAGCTTCAATTAAAAGTGGAACAATTTTTTCATAATTAACTGCTTTATATCCAGTTTCTCTTTCCGTAACTACTTCAGGTAATATTTTTTCTAATTCTTGTGCTATCACACCTACATCTCTACCTTTATTAGAATGTATTGTTTCAAATCCTCTTTTCCAATCGTATGTATTACCACTTATTGCTTCAACTTTTGTTAATGCATTTTCAATTGGTTGAATATTTTCTTTTAATCGTCCATCAGATGAATAAAATGCTACAATATCCCCTGACGCTCTGATTTCTCCTGCAACTATTGAGGCCTCAGTACCCACACCTATTGAATTGAATTGATAATTACCAATTGAACCACTATGAATTGTAGAATTACCCAAAATTTGAGATGAACCACTTACTACACCATCCGAATTTAATTTAGTTTTAATCGTTGTATTAATAGAAGATGTAAATGATTCAATATTATTTAATCTAACATTTGCAGATTGAGTAAATGAATTTAATGATGTTATTGTAGTGTTTACACTTCCTGTATATGAAGCTAAATTTGTAAATCTATTTTCTACCGATTGGGTATATAATTCTAAATTAGATGTTTCAGTTTCTAATGCAGTCAATCTAGTTGAAGCATTGGAAGCCGAATTTATCAAAGAACCGGTTATAATACCAATTGCAGTAAATCTTGTTTCAACTGAACCCGTATAAGTTCCTAAAGTTGAATTTTGTGTTAATTGAGAAGAAGTAAATGAATTTAAACTTCCAGTTATAATACCAATTGCAGTAAATCTACTATCTGCTGATGCAGTATGTGCATTTAATCCTAATAATACATTATCTAAATTACCTGGGTCTAAAATTGATATTCTATAATCAAAACTTGCACTATCTATATAATAAGAACTTGAGAAAATATTTAAATTTCTAATACTTTGAGAAACAGATGCACTAAATGAATTTAAACTAGATGTCGTTTGGTTAACACTTCCTGTATAAGTACCCAATGTTGCAAATCTAGTATCTACCGATGTTGTATAAGTTTGTAAATTATCAAATCTTGTATTAATATTTCCACTAAATGAATTTAAACTTGCAGTGGTTTGATTTAATGAAGATGTTGTTTGATAAATAGAAATTAATGAAGATATTACACTTGCACTAAATTGATTTAATGAAGATGTTGTTTGATTCACACTTGCAGTATAACTTCCTAATGTTATAAATTTAGTATCAATACTTCCACTCCATATATTTGCAGATGCAGTATATAAGTTTAATGATGTATTTTCATTACTTGAAGTAAATGTATTTAAAGTTGATATAGAAATATCTACACTTGCCGATTTAGATTGTAAATTTGATAATCTACTATCTACTGATGTTGAATATGTTGTTACACTTGCACCATTTAAACCAATAATTGTAGAAGAACTTATTGAACCCAAAGCTGCTATATTTGTATTAAAATATAATCTTTGATTAGAATCTTCCCAACTCATTGATACATTTGCTCCTGCAATATTAAATCCTGCACCATCTGCAATTCCAGATGAAGTAGACCCACTTGCCAATGTAATTGATTTATCTTCAATGAAAGTTTCGGTTGTGTTTAATGATGTTTGAGTACCATCTACAATTAAGTTTCCTAAAATTCTAGTATTGCCACCAGTTACATCGATTGCCGTTTTTAGTGAAGCAGTATATGTGTTTAATGAAGATGTTGCAATATTTAAACTTGCAGATGTTGTTTCTAAATTATTTAATCTACCATCTCTAATGTCAATGTATCCTTTTACTGCAAATTGTGTTGGAACTGTATCTTCACCCGTAATTCCTTGTGCGTTTAATAAAGTTGTATTATTACTAACTTCATTTAATACAACACCCACACCTACTCCGTTTCTTTTGAATGGGCCTATTGCACTTAATCCTGATAAATTAAATTGGTTTGCATCAATTGTAACTTCTCCAGTCAATTGATTTACTGCAAAGAAATCACCAATCTTTAAATTACCTATATTGTCAACTGTTGAATAAAATACTCTACCTGGAGCGTATTCAATAATTTCTCTATTTCTATTTGGAACTCCACCGAACTTTGGAAGTGCGTTATATGTTACACCACTACCAACATATTCCATTACCAATCCACCTGTTGAGATGTTTGATAACTGATGAAAATAAACATTGTTTCCGGTTGTAATTGAAGGTGGTGCAGGGTAAACCGTTACATATCTTTGATTTGATGAACTGCCAGTTGCAACATTCGTTACTAAATAATCGGTTCCGTTTAAAATCATATTTGAAGAAACGTCAACACCTCTACTTCCACTTTCTAATTGAAACAATATTGCAGCAATTCCACTAATTTGTGCCTTTCCACCAACCGTTGTAGCTTGAATTGCACCTGGGCCAGTTGGTGCTGCAATTGTAAGAGTTGGTTGTGATGTATATCCACTACCAGGAGTTAAAATTACAATTTGGTCAATTGAACCATTTGCACTAACATTTGCTTCTGCAGTTGCTTGAACACTTGCTCCACCACCACTAATAGTCACACTTGCAACCGAACCCGTATAACCTGCTCCATCTTGTAGAATAACTGCACCAACTACTGTTGATGTCAATGTTTGTAAAGAAGAACCGGTATTATATGTTTGAGGAAAATATGTTTTAGATACTAAACCTTTTGCACCAAAGTCAATTACCGAATTTGAAATATTTGCAAAACCACCATTTGCAGTTTTGAAACCATAGGTGCAAAATGTAGTAAAACAAGATACGAATTGTGCATATCCTTTGTTGATTACCAAGTGACCAGGTCCACCCTGATTAACTTGAGTAAATGCATCTGCTACAAATGATTCTAATGGTGATGAACCACTTACTAAGTTACCATCGATTCTAATACCACCACCTGCACCTTGTTCATCGATTATACCTGAACCAATTACGGCATTAGATGCATTTCGTACATCATTTATATTATATGGAAGTGGTGCGTAATTTGGACTAACTGGATTTAAAGATAAAGCAGTACCATCTGTTGTTATAGGACCTGTGATTGATGAACAATTTTGAATATATGGTGATGTTCCAATTACTGGTCTTTTTGATGATGGTGCTTGAATTGATATGTGTGGTTTTTCACCTGCAACATACCCACTACCATTACTTACCATATTAATTGAAAGAGTACCTCCACTTACAGTTGCCGTTGCAGTTGCAGCACTTCCACTTGCATCAGGTCCTTCTATAATTACATTAACACTCTCACCATTAACATATCCACTTTCGGTATGTATCATTGTTAATCCACTTACACCACCACCACTTATTGTACCAGTTGCAGTAGAACATGGGAATGAAAATGCGAATGCAGGGTGTTTTAAATCTAAAAATCTTAAACCATAAAAGTAGTTTGAATCGTGACAATGGAAATAATCTTTTGTAGGATTCGATGCAGTTAATCTAACCGTTCTCAATGTATCACCAACAATTGCAACTCCTGGTGGAACTGCTATTGGATTGTTTTCAGTATAGTTACCACTACCTATAAAAATTGTAGTTCTTTGTATATTTGATGCAATTGCTGAACCCAAAGATGCAACTGCTGCTTTAATTGTTCTAAATGGAGTAGATGGGTCTTTACCATCATAACTATCACTACCACTTGGAGAAACGTATAATCTATTTGAACCAGACATTGCATTATCATACAAAGATGATGATGCCTCTACTCTATCTAATCTTAAATCAACTGATGTACTAAATGATGTCGGGTCACCCATTCCAAAAAGAGAACCAGTAAATGCTGAGGCTGATATACTATTTGCAAATACTCTTCCCCATCTTTTTGAATCACTACCTAAATTATAAGTGTCCGTTGGGTTTGGTATTAAATTAGATGTAAATTCACCTGTTGCAGTAATTGTATCGGAACCACTATTTCCTAAAATTAAATTTCCAGATATATGCAAATTACCACTAATAAACATATTTGAGGCTGATATATCTCCTGTTAAGTTGATGTTTCCGAATGAAGCCGTATTTAATGATAACATTTTAATTGGAACTCCTGCCGTAGAAGTACCTACTTGTAATGCTCTTTCATTGGTATTTAAATATAACTCACCATTTACCAATGATGATGTATTTGAACTATCTCCTCTTCTTATTTGAAATATTGCTGCCATTTAATTCTTTTATGTTTCTTATAAATATAGTAATATCTTTTTTCTTTAATTATAGTCCAAAATCCAAATCTACAATTTCTGCAACTGCACATGCTAAATACAATTCAGCAAATGAACGGGCCGGTATATTATTTCCATCCACATCATTTAATTGTGCAGTACCTAAATCCACCACTAAATCCGTTAAACCACTACCATTTCCTACAAAAGATGTTGCAGTTACACTTCCTGTTACTTGTACCGAACCTGTGAATGAGTGTATATCATCGGATGTATTACCAAATTTAGAACTACCACTTTCAAAAAGGACAGATGAAGATATAATTGAAATATTGAATTGTCTTGCATTGATTTGACCTAATACCGTTAAATCAGATGTAATTCCTAATGAACCACTTATTACACTAATACCATGATTGACGGTAAGTGTGTCGTTTACTTGCAAGGAACCAAAAGAAGCAGTTCCTTCTAACCTAATAGAACCAGTTATTACCGAATTTGTTGTTACTACACTTTCAACCGATTCAATTGAACCCGATTTTTTAAAGTAAATCTTACCATCGTAAGTGTTTACCGCTAACTCTCCTAAATTAAGTGAACCCGTACCAGGTACCTTTCCCGATAACGCAGAGCGTTTCAGTTGAACAATTGATGCCATATGGCTAAGTCTTTTAAGTTATTTAACAACAAATGTAGTATATACTACGAACATAAATATATTATAAAATAAAAAACCCCTACTATGAGGGGTTTCTATTATAATTTTATTTAATCTTTAAAATTGACCTGCATCTGGACCGAATGAAGCTGAAAATTCTAATGCGTATAATCTATTTGCTACTGAACCACTAAATGCTAATACATCACCAACTCCGAATAATGAACCACTAAATCCGTTTGCAGTTGTGATAGTTGCGATTGTTACATCGTTATATCTGAAATCGATTTGGTTTTGAGTAGTTGCAACTTTATAAAGAGAACCGCTTGCTTGTATGTATCCAATTGTTCCTGCGAACGGGTCGGAATTAAAATCGAAATCATCTGGTCTCATTGATGCGGTAACACCGGTCAATTGAGCACCACTACCTATAAATGTAGATGCGGATACTACTGATGCACTAACTGCTCCAGTAAGACTAATTGAACCGGTTACCGTTGCTCCGGCAACTACGATTTCTACTACCTCATCAGTTGAACCTGATTTGTGTAAAAATGCTTTACCATCATAGGTATTTAATGCTATTTCACCTACTTTTAACGATGTGGTTGTAGGTACTGAACCTGCGACACCTGAACGTTTTAATAAAATCGATGAAGTTGGTTGATTTGGTAATGACATATATTTTTATTTATTCTTTCTTTTTGTTATTAATATGTTCCTCCGTCTATTAATGAAATTCTTGTTTCAATTGATGAACTAAATGTACTAAATCCGGTAGTTGCTGTTATGTCAACTTGAACTGAACCACTTACAATTCCACCTGGTTTTCCAACTAAGTTATCCCAAGTTGCTCCTGCTACTGATGCACTTATTGATGTTGCAATGGAACTACTAAATGTTG